CTCTTTCCCTACACGACGCTCTTCCGATCTCATTCGTTACCCTTTCCGCTTGATTCGCTTCCAAGCCGAACTGGTTCAAGGTCGAAATAACGGTTTCGGTCGTGAATGCCAAGTCGCTCTGCGTTGCCGATGCAAGGTTCAGGGTTGCCTCGATAGAGTCAGCCATCTGGTCTACCTTATAACCTGCCGACGCCATATAATACAAAGCGTCCGCTGCATCCGATGCCGAGAAAACAGTCTTTGCGCCCATTTCACGGGCGATTGACGTCATTCTTGCAAGTTCTTCGCTTGTAGCACCTGCGACAGACGCCGCGTTTGCCATCGACTGCTCGAACTGTTGCGACACCATGACCGACTTCGTACCGAGTGCCACAAGTGGAGCCGTAACCGTTGCCGATAGTTTCGTTCCCGCTTTCGTCAGACTTGCCGACACCTTTTGTATCTTCTTTTGGGCATTGTCTAACCCTTTCGAGAGCGAGGATATGTCCGCCGCTATCTTTACCACAAGGTTTCTTATAACTGCCAAACTTCCTCACCCCCTTGTTTTGACATGAAAAAAGCAAGTACCGATTTGATACTTGCTTTCGCGTTTGATGTGTATTTTGTTAGGTCTTAGATGTCGGATGTGGAAGATTGATTATGTCATCATAGGAATGGTTGTCCATCTGTTGCAGCACCTCCTTTACTCGACAAACTGTAATTTAACTATTTATTAATTCTTGCAGTTCATTGACAAACCGGCAGACATGAAATCCATCACATACCGCATGATGAACTTGAATCGCTAAAGGAATCATAATTTTCCCATCTTCCTCGTAATATTTCCCCAAGGTGAAAATGGGGATTAAATAACCATATCCTTTCTGCAAGTTCAAATTAAAACCCTCAAATGTTGACCATGGTATCATAGATACTGTAAAAACATTTTCCGGAACATCCGGTTTTCCCGTCATGCCATGATTGTTTCCATACCGTTGAATATCGTTTTCATAAGCCGTTGAAAATTCTTCGATGTTTGGCGTATATTCAGTCCAAAGGTCAGAAAATGTCTCTGTGCACTTGTGAAAAATGGTATAGCTGGGTATCATCTCGTCATATATTCCCAATTCACCCGCTTGGTTGATTGCTGTTCTAAACTCCGGATGACGGTTTACGATCGTTGCAAGATAATAAAGCATCGCAGGATACAGCTTCAGTTGTTTCTTCTTTATTGGCGTAATATCCAATTTAACAGTCATACTGTATGTGCAAGGCACGTCTGTAAAGTAGTGTTCAAAATACTCATTTCGCTTCCAACTGTTTCTATCAATTTTTTCAAATACCATTTTAGTGTCCCTCACATATTCCGGTTTGTTTAAGCCTTATGACCGCCGATTTGCTCGTTTCGGTCTTTGGCGGTTGCACCTTCTTCACGGTTCATCCCTTTTAACACAGCATTCTTGACAAACTTCTTTTTGATACTCAGCATTGCTTCTTGCATGCGCCTTTCCCGTTCCAATTTTTCTTCTTCCTCCGCTTGCTTCTTCTTCAGTGCTTCGTAATCGGTAAAGAGATCAAGTTGCTGATATTCATCTTCCTGTTTAACTGATTTTTCATCTGCAAGTTTATTTGCTGTTGTTGTTATCCTGCGGATAAGTAAATTCTCGTCAACTATTTTATTTCCGCCTTCGCTAATTCTATCAAGCGTTCCGTTTGGTCTATCATGAACAGCGGAATGTTCAGCACATTTCCGTCAAGCGTGAGATTCTTTAACGAATATCTCACGACAAATGGTGTTTCGCCCTCGTACATCTTCTTGTATTCCAGCATACTCGGTGACGAAACACTTTTGCCGGACTTCACTTCTATCGGAATGATATCGTTCTCCGATTGCACGATAAAGTCCACTTCATACTTGTCATTTGCCCAATAATGCGGATTCGCTCCATATATCCGAATCAGACTCTGTACAACGAAGTTTTCGCTCAATGCACCCTTGAATTCCTTGAAAAGCCTGTCACCCTCTGTAAATGCCCTGTAACTCAACTTCGACTGACTTCTCAATAGTCCCACATCGATATGGTACACTTTGAAAAACTCTTCCTCTTCGTAAGCGGTAAGTGGCAAGGCGGGCTTCGACACTTTGAAGATTTTCTTCACAAGGTCGGCATTTACCAACCATTGAAGATTGTTTTCGTATTCCCTTGCTCTCGCGCCTTGTTTTACTTTCGAGTAAGTAAACTTCTTCTTTTCTTTGGAAAGTTGCGCGGGGAGAGAGTTCCATATAAGAGTTATCTTCTGCACATCATACTTCACTTCTTCGTCCTTGAAGTCATCGTGATGCTTGCCGAAGTCCTTTTCATACGAGCCTATGATGCCGTTTAATGCCTTATCCACCAACTCTATATCTCTTTCCTGCGTCCAAAGATATACGGGTTCAGGCATTCCGCCCGTAATAAAGTACATCTTGAGTTTTTCGCAAAGCGGATTGTAGAATGCGTCCGGTATATTGCCTATCTTATCAAGCGTAGTCATATACTCGTAAAGGTTTTCATCACCGTTTGCAATCAAGAATTCCGAGAAAGTCATCGGTCCCATATCGATAAAATCGACTTTGCCGACCGGGAATCCTTTCGATAGCGTCAAACCGAGTAACGAACCCGCGCATATCACATAATACTCTTTTGCATTCTCGCAGAAGTATTTAAGGGCGTTCAGTGCATCGTTGCACTCCTGTATTTCGTCAAAAATGATCAGTGTCCCATTATCTATCCTTTGTCCGCTTGCAAGCGAAAGATTTTGCATGATACGAAATACGTCTTTCGTTGTTTCGAAAAATTGCTTATACTCTTCGTTTTCATCAAAGTTAAAGTACGCAACCGACTCAAAACTCTTGCTAAACTCTTTCATCGCCCAAGTCTTACCTACTTGTCTTGCTCCGCGAAGAATCAATGGTTTTCTATACTTAGACTCTTTCCATTTATTCAGTTCTTCCAGAATAAACCTTTTCAATTCGCTATACCCTCCTTGTTTAGGTTGCCTCTATTATACTCGATTTAACCTTTCAAGTCAAGAGCAAATCACACTTTTTCGGTGTATTATGTGATTTTCTACACACTTTTTGCCGAAAAAGCGTGATTTAGCGAATTATTATCCCTTGCTCCGCCGCCATTGCTTTGAGTACGGCGTCTCCCGCCGAATTTGTTTTCTTTGGTTTTTTCCTGATGTCTTTCAGTATTTTTGAAAGACTCGGCAACTTCTTCTGCCTTGCGAATGCTTCCGTATGCCATGCAAGCGTGATGTTGTCCTCGAACAGTCGAGTTTCCCGCTCTCGCTTTTGCTTTGCAAGGAGCATTACTTCATACGGAGTGTAATTGCCGATTCGTAAGGGATCTATGTCAAAGAACACGACTGCCTTTTCGCAAAACTCGGAAAGGTCAAAGGCAGTCTCACTTATTCCCCCTGTTTACCTTCTGCCTTGCCGAATGCAAGCGTAAAGGCTTCGCCGAGTTTGTCCGCAATCTCGGTGATGTTTGAATACTCGTCAATCAGGTCACCGACCTTTTCGAGTGTAAGGGTTTTGTCTTCGTGGCAAAGCCCCGCATACACGATAATGAGCAAGTCTTTGATACCCACGTGCGAAAGGTCAAGTGCTGTAATGTTCTTTCCTGTAAGGTCTTCTACCTTGACGAGCGCATTGATGCCGTATCTCAATGTTCTGGGTTTATCCAGATTGATAGTTACTCCGTTCTTCATTCTTACTCTCCTTTATGGAAACTCAATTCGCCCGTACCCGTAAGTTCAAGGCTGATGCTAACCACGTCATCCACCGGGTCTTCGATTGACAAACTGCTGATGTATGCCGTTCCCTGATAGTAGTTCGCATTATCCACATACAGCTTTACGATTACGGTCGTGCCTGCAAGATACGCTTCTTGCAACGTCGCTTGTCCTTGCGTGTCGGTCGGAACTTCGTAATCGCCTTCCGAACTTGCCGTCCACTCTTTAAGTCCCGTGATGTAGTTTTTCCAATCATCGCCGAGTGCAGTCGTTTCCAAAGTTTCAAGCGACAGTTCAAGCGACCAGTTCTTGATTGCGGCTACCTTTTGGTTTCCGCTCTCACCGATAATCACTTTTCCGTTTTTACCTGCTACCGCCATTTTCGTCCTCCTATTTTTCGTTGTAATAAAACTCGAACTCGATGCTCGACAGGTACTCTTCCGTATTGAACTTCAATGCGGTGTTCCCGTTGTACTCGTAGTCCGTTTTAATGAAAACGGCTTGGATTTCCAAGCCGCACATATTTCCGTGAAAGTCTTGAAAGGCACGCTTTACCATTCTCGACAATTCTCTTGCTTTCTTGAACGTTCTGTCGTGGCACACGAACTGCATCGTCTGCCTGACAAACCCCGTATCGCCTTGCAGAGCCGAATCGTAGTTGGCATGCACGGGCGAATAAACGATTGCCGGGAGTGGTGCGTCTTCGGGGAGCATTATGGGGAATATCTTATTCCCCACACGTTCTCTTATCTGTTCGTTTTTGCTTAAATACGCATATATTGCTTGGCAGATGTCCGTCATAGTTTTCTCCCCACCGCATTCGAGATTGCTTTCACGATCTCATCGTTTATCTTGTCGATGTTTTCGTCCACGGCATTTCGTAGAAACGGGTTAGCAGGTCTCCCCCTTGCACCGAGTTCTACGAACGTGCCGTATCGGAGTGACTTGTCATAGTCTACCGACACGGTCGCTTTGGTTTCCGTGGCTTTGCCTTCGTTGAGTTTCAGACTCGCTTTCAGCGTTCCCGTATCCACGGGGCAATTCCGCCTCGCATCGTCAAGCGCAATTTTGCCGCCTGCCTTTGCTCCCGTCATAAGTACAGATGACGCGGCATCTTCCATTGCTCGGATATCTTTCACGAGTTTGTCTGCGCCTTCCACTTTCGTTTTAACCTTCCGCTGCTTTGCGCTGTAACCCATTGTTCACGATCTCCTTGCAATTGAGTATTGTGGCTTTATGCCCCGTTTTATCGTCCGAAACTCCGATTATTTCATATAACGAGTTCCCGTACCTAACGCGATTTAGAACGGTCACGTTAGTCGTGTATCGGAGCGTTATCTTCACCACCGTTTCCGCTGAAACTTGTTGCGCCGTGTAATACTCCGTACCGCTCACAGGCTCGATACTCGCCCATCTTACGTCCGTTGTCACCCATGTTCCTTCTTGCCCGCCGAAATCGTCTCTCTCCCACACGAAGGTCAGAATTTCCACCTTTCGGTTCAATCTTCCTATATCCATCAGAACCTCTCTTTCCTGTAGGCGAACAGCATTCGCCTGACAAGGTCAAGGGTTTCGGATATATCGATACCCGTCTTATCCTTTGAGATTTGCCTTTCTTCGTAAAGCGTGGCTACGACTATAAGCATTGCCTGCCGCACGGTTTCGGGAAGAGGTTCGATTTCCGCAAGCGGTCTTCGAAGCACGTCTTCCGTCAATTCCTGTGCAGCCACAATCAGTGAGGCTATGAGATTTTCCTCGTCATCGCCGTCAACTCTCAAAAACTCTTTGGCTTCTTGAAGAGTAATCATACTCATACCTCCCTATTGTTTTTCGTTTTACGCGCCCCTCTTTGCAAGAGTGACGAACGGCGAAACGGTCGCACTGCCTTTGTAAGGAGTGAGAGGTTTCGTCCAGATAGGTTTGCCGTCAACCCTGTAGATGAAACGGAACACGTTTTCATCGTAAAGGAATCTGACGTGAATGGAACTTGCCGACTTAATGCCGCCCTTATCAATGAGAAGGTACTGACCGATATCCGCAAGGATGATGTCTCCGACTTCGCCTGCGGCGCTGCACTGTTCGATAGGTACGACAGGTCTGCCGAAGAGCGTGCCGTAGGGTTTCTCCGAAAGACCGCCTGCCGGGATATACACGGGTTTATCTCCGATTTTGAGCGTGTAAAGGTAAGGTTCAAGTTCTTGGTTGATATACCACACCGCATTCGCTCTGGAACGAGACCACAGTCTGTTCCACATCTTGATGAGGTTCTCCACGGTGATTGTATCCGTCTGGCTTGCTTCTTTCGCCACGGTCACGATTGCACCGCTGTTAAGGATGCCGAGCGGTTCGCCCTCGCCGCTACCCGAAAGGATGGCATCGTCAATTTTGAACCCGAACTCTTCTGCGAATGCCTGACGAATAACGGCTTCGAGTGCCGCCGCGTCCTGCAAAAGTTCATCGGTCGCATAGCAAAGTCCCGTGAGTTTTTTAAGCGACAGTTCCATCTGCCTGAACTTGGGTTTGCTTGCGGTGATCTCGTCCGCTTCGCCTTCCCAGTAGGTCTGAACACCGCCCCAACGAGAGCCGTTTGCACGACTGTCTTCGTCAATAGCATTGATTTTCATGCCGTTTGCGTTGGTGCTGATAGGAATCTTCTTGACCTTGCTTGCGAGAATACCCGTTTCATATGTTCTCTTCAAAAGTTCGGTCACGAAATCCTGCTGTACAAGGAAACCGCCGTCCGAGGGAGTGGTTTCGTTAAGACCGCTTGCCGCTCTCGTGGAAAGTCTCTCGTCCACTTTGCCGCCCGGCATTGCCGCTCTATATGCCGCCATGAGTTGCTCGCCGAAAGACGCGAATCTCTTTTCGTTGTCCTTGGCGGGAGTGGGTTTTACTTCGGGTTTCTCGCTCGAACGATCTTCGGGTTCAATAGCAAGAAGTTTTTCCGCTCTGCCGATACTCTCATCCCACGCACGGATTTCCTCTTCATACTTGTCGATGTCCTTCTGCTCTTCTTCGGAGAGGAAACGGTCTTCGGCTTCCGCCTTGTTAAGCACAGCCATCGCCTTGAGTCTTGCGTCCTCTCTCTTTGCTTTCATTTCGAGAATTTTCTTCATATTCATCTGTTTTCCTCCGATTAAATGATTTTGAATTTTGCTTGCAGGTTCTTAAGTTTTTCCTGCTGTTTTGCCTTTTTAACTGCGTTTTCCGTTTCTTCCGCTACTTTACGTTGCTCGGTCTTATACACGTCATATTCTTGCATTGCACGAACACCGACATCGGTTGCCGTGTATGCCGGAAACGTTACGGGCGAGACGTCAAACAAGCGAACCTTTTTGAGTTCTCTCGTATCGATTCCGTCTTTGGATGACCACTCATCGTCTTCCACTACAAACCCGATTGACATCTGCGAAATGTCCCCACGGCGGATACTCGTGGTGATGTCCCTTGCCCAACTCGTATCCGGCGGAGTAATGCAGACACGGAGTCCTACATCGTCTTCTACAAGTTCGAGCGTTCCCGCTCTGTTTCTGCCGAGTACATAGTTTGGATCGTGATTGAACAAAGCGCGGATATCGTCCCTGCCGATACTCTCCGCAAACGCGCCCTTACGCACTTTCTCTTTGAAAGGGAAAATGCCGCCCAAGGTTTCAGACCACGAATCGAAAACGGCGGCGTGTCCTTCGATACACGTTCCGCCGTCACTTTCGTTTATTCTTATTTCCTTTAGCGGGAGCATTCGGAGTTCCTTTTTGTTCGTTTTCTTCTCCATTGCTACCTCCTTCGTCTGGATTGTTTTGTTTGTTCTGCTGTCCGACCTGTGCCGACATCATCGAACCATTGACGAGATAATCGTCACCGCCCTGTTCCGCAGGGACAAGACTCATATCTTCGAGCCGCCTTATATCATTGATTGACAACCACCCGTTTTGCCGCCCAATTGAGTAGCCTTCCATTCGGGATTTGTAGTCACCACGCAATAGTCCGTCCACATTGAACTTGGCGAAATACAAAAGCCGTTCTTTCTCGTCAAGGAGTGAACGGCTTATCTCTTGCTCCCACCTTACAAGCCACGGACGTATGGTGTGCTGAACAAACTCTATGGATTGATGTTCTATATTGGAAAAGGTTGCCCTTTCAAGGTCTCCGACAAGATGTGGCGGAACACGGAAAATACGGCATATCTCGTTCACTTGGTACTTTCTCGTTTCCAAGAACTGTGCGTCTTCGGGCGCGATGCCGATGGTATGGTATTTCATTCCCTCTTCAAGCACCGCCACCTTATGGCTGTTCCGTGTTCCCTGATACACTTGATTCCAAGACTGTCGGAGTTTTTCGGGATCTTTGAGCGTGCCGGGGTGTTCCAACACACCGCCCGGTCTTGCACCGTTGCCGAAGAACTTCGCTCCGTACTCTTCCGTTGCCAAGGCGAGTCCAACCGCCTCTCTTGCTTGCGCTATGGGGCTCAAGCCTTTCACTCCGTCTATGGACATCGCTTTGATGTGGAAGATTTGGTCTGGTCGGTAGACATAGGTTTTGTTGGTTATTTCGTCCGAATAGGTATACTTAATCTTGCCCGTGGTGCTGTCACGTTCCACTATCATTTGGTTCGGCTTTAAGTACCACAGTTCGGTCGTATGACCTTGTTTTCGGATGATTCTTGCGTATGCGTTACCCCACAAAAGGAGCGATGTCATCATCGTTTCCCTGAACTCGAAACTCGTCATCTCTTCGTTCGGGAACTCATAAAGGCAAGAAAAAAGCGGATGTTGCTCCGCCATTTCATTCTTTCCGCCTTTTCCTTTCTTAAATAGGTGTAGCGGTAAACTCGCTATTGTTTCCGCCAAGATCTTCACGCAAGCATAAACGGCGGAAGTTTGCATCGCCCGCATTTCGTCCACATTGATGCCGCTGTTGCTGTTGCCGATAAAGTCGACATCTACACCCCTGATGAACTCTTGCATTTCCTTTGACGGTGCGGTTCGTTTCTCTTTTCTGGGAGCGTCTCTGCTCCGTCCGAATATTCCCATTTTACCTCCATAAATGCCGAACACCGCCTTTGTTTTGGCGGTGTCCTTGCTTGGTTTTTCTATGTTATACGATTGCGGTGTATCTCGGATAGGAGAACCCTTCGCTATTGATTAGGATTTTGTAGTTTCTATCCTTACATTGGAGTGCTATCATGTGCCACACCCCGTCTTCGTCTATCCTCATTAGATCCTTGTTTTCCTGCACCCATTTGCAGTCTTCGAATAGATCGTTCGCTACCTTATCGAACTCGGCTGCAGTCAGGTGGATTGTTTTCTCCACCTTGACTTCCGCTTTCGGCATTTCCTTGCCGTGCATGTACTTATATTCGGCTACCGCATCGTGCCAGTCATTGATGTTTGCTACCTTTCTCACGATTATTGCTTTCATCTCTGCCACCCCTTATTTATTCGTTTTGGCGGCTTTCCTGCCGAGTTCGTAGGCTTCTTCGAGCATTGCCTTTATGCTCCACACACTCATTTCGATGAAGTCTTCGCTGTCGCTGTTTCGGGTTTCGAGGTCACCTCTTTCTTCGATGCTGTATGAGTTCTTTTTTGCGATTTCGATGAGTTGTTTTTTCATTGTTTTGCTCCTTTGTTTTTGTACCTACAATATACCGTAAACAATCGAAAGAGCCCAGCGAAAACGCGTGAAAACACAAAGAATTAACAAACAAAAACAAGGACTAACCCGCCCTGTCGGACGGTCGGATTTTTTGTCTTTTTCGGTCGTTTTTAGTCCTTTTTTAGCGGTTTGCTATCGATAAGTGCCATTAGCGTATTGTCGATTGCTTTCCATTCGGCATTGCATATCAGCTCGGCGTATTGTCCTTGCATCTGGGAGCGATACATCTTTGCCTGATGCTTGGCGAACTCGTCTGCTATGATTTCGGGAGCGTGTTCTACATCGGCGAGTATCGTTGCTTTGAGTTCTTCGACCTTGGCATCGTACGCCTTGTTCTCTTCTTCGGTTGCGTAGGTGTGGAAGCCGTGACTGTAGCATTTGAGTGTTCTGAAGATGTCCTTTTGTTTTGCCATTGTTCTGCCCTCCTTATGCCACCGTGATGTATCCGTTTTCGTCCATCGTGTATCCGAGCTTGATGCCGTTTCTTTTCGCATAGTCGATAAGGTAATTGATTGCCGTTCTGTAGTCTACTACCGCGTCCGTATATCTCACTTTGTTGTAGTGGTTATGGTCTCTCACCAGTGCGTTGAGCTTGTTCTTGCAGTAGTTGCGGATTTCCTTTTTCGTTTCCATTTTATGCTCCTTTCGGCTGTTGCCATTGCTTTGTTTTTGTACCTACAATATACCGTAAACAACCGAAAGAGCCCAGCGAAAACACGCCAAAACACAAAGAATTAACAAAGAAAATCAAGCCTTTTAATCGTAGATTTCGACACCATCACGGATATGTTTTACCTGCACCGCCGGGCAAAGTTCCTTGTAGCGTCTGACTATGACATCGCAATACTTCGGTTCGAGTTCTATGGCACAGCACTTGCGGTTCAGTTGCTCCGCCGCCACCAAGGTCGAACCGCTACCGCCGAATGGTTCAAGTACCATGTCCCCTTCGTGGCTACTGTTATAAATGAGTTTCGCACAAAGGGTTATTGGTTTCATTGTCGGATGATCGGCGGACTTGGACGGCTTATTGTCGAGAATGACCGAAGTCGGTTGCTCGAACAGTTTATCGATAAAGTCCACAAGGTCGGCTTTGCTCATTTTTCTTGCATTCATTCTGATGTCTTCATAGACAGTTGAGAGCGTTCTGTCGTTGATGAAATAATGCCCGGCGCCCTCTTTCCACCCATATAGAATCGGCTCGTGTATCCACTGGTAATCTTGCCTGCCGAGCGTAAAGTGGTTCTTATACCACACAAGGGTTTGCGCGTATTTGAACCCCGCGTTTACCATCGCCTTAATGAAGTTTACAGATTCTTTCGTGCTGTGGAACACATACACGGGTGCGCCCTTTTTTAGGTTTGCTTCCGCTGCCTTGTAAAAACTCAAAAGGAACTGGTAGAACTCGCCTTCGGAGAGATTGTCGTTTGCGATGTTTCTGTCTTTTCCGTTTATCGTTCCGCCGTAGTCCACGTTGTAAGGCGGGTCGGTTACCATAACATCGGCATATTTGTCTTCCAAGACCTTTGCCACATCTTCCTTTTGAGTGCAATCGCCGCAAAGCAGTCGGTGCTGTCCAAGTATCCACAGGTCACCACGTTTGGTCTTCGGTTCGGCAATCTCTTCTATGGCTGTTTCGGCATCGAAATCGTCTTCGTGGACATTCTCCATACTGCCGCTACCAAACAGTTCCTGTGCTTCGGCAAGGTCAAAACCCGTGAGCGTGATATCGTAACCGCTCCCGTCAAGGTCTTTCAAAAGGTTTGCCAACAGGTCATTATCCCACTCGCCGCTGATTTTGTTGAGTGCGATGTTGAGTGCCTTTTCCTTTTTTTCGTCAAGGTCAACCGCCACGCAATCAACCTCTTCAAAACCGAGGTCTTTCATCACTTTCAGTCTTTGGTGACCGCCAACAACCGTCCCAGTCCGCTTATTCCATATAACGGGTTCTACATATCCGAACTCTTGAATACTCCGCTTGAGTTTTTCGTATTCGGCATCGCCCGGTCGCAAATCTTTTCTCGGATTGTAATCGGCGGCTTTGAGTTCGTCCACCTTTCTTCTCTCTATTTTCATCCATTCCTCCTGTTTTGGGTATGAAAAAACCGCACTCTGCTTGAGTACGGTTTTTGTTTTCTATTCTGTTGTTTACTCTTCGAAATAGCCATGTTTCTGGCACATTTCGGTTATTGCTTCGGCATATATCGACCGAGAGTGCTTTTGCGGGTTGCTATTGGTGTTTTTCTTTTCTATGTAATAGTCCCGTAGCTCTCCCCAGTATCCGTTTTCATTCAACCAATCTATCTTGTCTGGCAACGTTTCAAAGCCGCCGCCTTGATATTCCCAAGTATAAGTTTGATGGTCCTTGTTGTATCGGATATACTGCTGTCTTCCACCGCCGCAATTATTGACGATTGCAAAATCGCAACTATGAATGATCCTTGAGTTTGGCCTATCTTTCTTTTTTATCGTAAGTACGCGAGTGGAGTCTTCACAATAATCATAGCCATACTGCCTTGCTACCTTATCCAAAGCCTTTCGGATGATTGTTCGGATTTCCTTTGGTTCATAGTTTTCGTCATCATCGTTGACTTCAATGTTGATGTCGAAATCGAAACCGATATTTGACTTCCTATCATAGGTAATCATGTTCCTACTCGAACTACCTATAAAGGTGAATTGAAAAGTGAAATCGTCTCTTACAGCATCCTGTACTTCATGGATAATGTCTAACAACTCCGCTTTTACCGGGGCTGCTTCTTTTTTAGATACATAGCAAAAATCATGCATACTATCTACCTCCCAAATTTATTATCCCAAGCCGCCCATTCGGTATCTATCGCACCAAATCGGATTATTATATCCAATCAAACCCTGATTGTCAAGATTTTATGCCATTATTTTTTGTGTTTTTCTTGGTACGACTCTTTCAGTCTGTCTATTGCCATTTCCACACTCATTGTGTGATATGGAAAATAGGTTATCCGCATCGTTTTTGCGGGTGCTTGCTTGTAAATCTCTTTACTGCTTTCACCCGTATAATAATGCCATCTGCGATAAACATACCCCGTCCAATACATGGTTTCTCGGTCGTACATCTCGCCCCCGGTCTTCAACTTGTCTTTGAGTTCGTCAAGAATACGCTCCATAATGTACTCTTTGCCTGCCCATTGCATATGGTTGAATTCCGAGTCAAGGTCGCTCGCTATGTCTGACAGCATAAAAGCCTTTATAAAGGTTTCGCTATCCAAACCTTTTTCGATAGACTTCTCGAACAATTGCCCTTGCATATCCGAAAGTGCCGATTGTAAACTGTCGCTCATATCACTCACCTCTCAAGATTTCGTCGAAGAATTTTCCTTCTCTACGATATTTCAGCAGTATCTCTTCCGTAAGGTCTATTCCCTCTTGTCTTCTGACAATACTCTTATCTCGGAGTATTGCCAATTCAAGGGATGTCAATTCTTTCTTGTCTACGATTTCGAGTTGGTCGCACGCTTTTGCTGTTTTACAAACATACTGACGACCAAGGTCTAATGCCGAAAGGCTATGAATTAGTGCCACATCGGTTATTTCCTTTTCGAAAAAACTCTTCATCACTCGATACATACGATCGTTGGCGATATAGCCGAGTATCACATCGTATCCGTCAGCCAACCTTTCGTACTTCTTGTAGATCTCACTCCCTTTTACTTCGTCCATATACCCGCGATAATAAGCAATCAGCATTGCCCATTCGAGGTTCATTTCGACTTTCAAGACTTTCAGTCCTGTTAGGTCGAGTTTCATCGTGTAAAGGATCGGTTTGTCTTCATCGCAGATTAAGGTTAGCGGCTGTGCCGGGTCAGTACCGAGATAGAACCCTTTTCCGAAGTCGCACGACTCACGGCTTATCGGTTCAATCTTGCCAGTGATGCCTTTCTTTGAGCCGTGATAAACAATCAACCTGTTATCGTCCGCATCGCGCTTTACCCGCTTTGCAATGTAGTCGAATAGGTCGATATTGTTCTTCTTGCAAAACTCGAACAACTGCGTTTGCGCCATCTTGTTCGGCTGCGTTTTCCCATTCTCCCACCGATTGATAGACAATGCTGTCGTTCCGAGAGCCTTTGCAAACTGCTCTTGGTTCATTCCTGCGCTTTGTCTTATGGCTTTTATAAGTTTATCCATAGCAATCACCTATCACTTGTCGTTTTCTATATTATATCAAATGATAGCCTAATTGTCAATAGTTTATTCCGCCATCCTCTCGTTTTGCGATGAAATTTGCTTTGCTTTTCTCTTTTTTCGGCACTTCAATGAGAAATTTTTTCTCACTTTCTTCTATTTGGATGAGAAAATAGCATTTTTTCTGACTCAAAAGGTGTCATTTTGGCACTTTTTGCAGTCTCGCATAGTGCCAATTCTTATATCACGATAATTCCGCGTTCGTTATATACACTATCGGTCGAGCCTTCGTTTCGAATTGCTCGGTCAAGCGCCATAACGGTCGCAACCGCGCCGTCTATTCGTTCGGTGGACTTTTCTTTGTCCATCTTGATGTTTCCTGCCGGGTCGGTTCGGACATACACGTTATCCATCATCCATCGAAGCGGAACATTCCCGCCGTGCGCTATTTTCTGCTCCAGCACGAGTTTCATCAATTCCTTTGTCGGCGGACTCATATCCTTAAAACCCTGACCGAATGGTACGACCGTGAACCCCATTCCTTCCAAATTTTGAACCATCTGCACCGCTCCCCACCTATCGAAAGCAATCTCTTTGATGTGATATTTCGTGCCGAGGTCTTCGATGAAGTTCTCAATGTATCCGTAGTGAATAACGTTGCCTTCCGTAGCGATTACTTGTCCACGACCGAGCCAAGTATCGTATGGAACGTGGTCGCGTCTTACTCGCAAATCTATCGTGTCTTCGGGTATCCAAAAGAACGGAAGTATACTGTATTTATTGTCATCGGCAGTCGGCGGAAACACAAGAACGAATGCCGTTATATCCGTACTGGACGAGAGGTCAAGACCGCCGTAGCATTCTCTGCCGAGAAATTTCTCCCCGTCTACCGCAAAATCGCACTTATCCCATGCGTCCATCGGCATCCATCGCACGTTCTGCTTTACCCATTGATTGAGTCGCAACTGACGGAACAAGTTCTCTTCTGCGGGGTTCTCTTTTGCCGAGTTGAATGCCGTTTTCAGTTTATCTATATCGACCGTAACTCCAAGAGACGGGTTGGCTTTGTACCACACCTTTTCATCTCCCCAATCGTCATCGTCTTCCGCTCCGTAAATGACAGGATAGAACGATTTATCGTGCTTTCGCCCTTCGAGTATATCTTTGGCTTTTTGATGCACTTCCCAACAAATCGAGTTCCGATCCGTCCCGGCTGTCGTTATCAAGAAGAAAAGCGGCTGCTTTCGTGCATCGCCGGAGCCGTGTAGCATTACGTCGTATAATGCTCGGTTCGGTTGTGCGTGAAGTTCGTCGAAGATTACCCCGTGAACATTGAGTCCGTGCTTGGTGTACGATTCCGCCGAAAGCACCTGATAAAACGAATTAAGCGGTAGATAAACCAACCTTTTTTGCGAGATAATGGGTTTTATCCGTTTCTTTAATGCCGGGCATTGCTCTACCATCTGGCAAGCGACATCGAATACAATCGATGCCTGTTGCCTATCGGCTGCACACCCATATACTTCCGCGCCCCACTCGCCGTCACCCGCAAGGAGATAAAGTGCGACAGCAGCGGCGAGTTCGGACTTGCCTTGTTTTTTCGGTATTTCCACATAGGCCGTGTTGTATTGTCGGTATCCGTTTGGCTTTACGGTCCCGAATACGTCCGATATAATTTGAGTTTGCCAAGGCAACAAATCGAAGTTTTTGCCGTGCCATTCCCCTTTGGTGTGCTTGAGCATATTGATAAATGTGATTGCCCTTTGTGCAAGGTCAGGGTTGAATAGTTCGCCGTTTGGTTTTGTAATTATCTTACTCTCTCCCATTCAACCTCCATAAACGACAAGAAGAGAGACATTGCTATCTCTCTTCTCGAACACACAGTATATTATCTTTATTGTTTCTTTTTCCGCATTTCCGTATCTTCCAAGGCTCCTTTTAGGTATTGTGGATCAAGTCCGCAGTCGTGATACCCTTCTTCTATCGTCCTGTAGTATGATGCATTGGGGTAATCTGGCAAGCCTCGGTTCATAATGTACACCATTGCGGTGACTTCCGTTCCATCCGACATCGTCACTGGAATGTCTTCCTTTCTGTAAAGGTGCGGATACCCTTCGTATCTGTCGAGTGCGGCCTCGTCTCTCGGTTGTATTTCCCATACTCCAACGGGTACTTCCTTGCCGATCTCCGGTTCTATTGTTGCCACACACCTAAATGTCAGTTGGTAGTCCTTTATCGTACCGATACCGAACACCTTGGCGGTCGGACACCTACGAGCCATTTGCCGTAGGTTCAGGTTACTGCCGTAAGCCACATAAAGTCTTTTTTTCATAGATTTTATCTCCTTGTATTTCATAGGGTGGCTTATGCGGCCACCCTGTTAGGTCTTCCGTTCTTGAAGGCGATGTCTCCGTTAAGTTTTTCGAGTAGGAACTGCCTTGCCGTTTTGAACTCATCGCCTATCATTCCCATGCGGAGTAGCCATGTCCGCATGGTGTATTTTTCGTTCGTGCTTGCGGTCTTCCTTGCGCTTGCCGCGTTTTGGGTCAGTGCTTGGTGACTGATTGCAAGACACAGTTGTATGTAGGTCTTTATCTTACCTGCGTGGGTTGTTCCGTTGAAGCATCTGAACTCTATGCCTTTGCCTTGCCATAGGCTATGCAGGTTGAGTGCGTGGTAGCGACTGATATCGTAGTGAGTTGTTCTTCTCGATGCTCCGTTATACCATAATCTTTCGATGCCCGATTCGGTTGTCGGTTTTCTGCGGTTCAGGTTTGCTACGAACCCCTCTTCCGTTTTTTTGCACCATCTGTCCGCGCGGTTTTGGCTTACTCCCAAGGCTTTGAAGAGTATGTCTTCTTTCGCCGTCATGATGTTTACAAGGTTTCGTAGCGTCTTTGCCGTGTGATTCGTTGCATCTACATGTACGTGGATTCCGCAGCTCGCGTTCGCTATCGCTCCGTTCTTGCGGAGCAGTCTCACGATCTCTTGTAGGGTTTCGATGTCATCCCATCCGAGTATCGGTGTTACGAGTTCGCATTTGTATTCATCGCTCAAGCGGTTGTCGTTCTTGTCTCTTGCATCGATGCTGCTGTCGTACATCGCCGTCCATTTTCTGCCGTCTCTATCGCGCACCGAGTATTTATTGTACCCTGTGCCTTCATAGGTTGACGTTGTTTCGAAGTAGTCAGCGATGACTTTTGCCGCGTCTCTTCTCGTGATGCCCGTGAGCTCGATTTCGACTCCGAATTTTTGGTTTTTCATACTGTGTGTTCTCCTTTTTCGGTGTGCTTTCCGCACCCCTGTTTTGTAACACAACAATACCGTAAAGGTTTGAAAGAGCCCAGCGAAAACGCGCCGAAACACAAAGAATTAACAAAGAATTTTGCGATTATTTTTATGGACTTTTAGAACACTCCGTCAAGGTCGATAAGGTCTATTTCCTTGCGGATTTCGTCAAGAGCCGACGGGTAACTTTCGCACTTTTGTACCCTCTCCCACATATCATTATAAGCCGTAATTCGCCTTTCCCGGCGGAGCGCGTCTCTTGTTTTACCGAGTATAAAATAGATGTTTCCTTCCGGACCTCGACTATGGATTTCAATCCTTGGTTTGGTCATGGTTGCCACCTCCTATCAAGTCAAACAAAATACCGTAAAGACAATCGAAAGTCCAGTATAAATTTCGTTAATTTTGAAACTTTTCTCGCATTTTTCGAATTCGCCTTGAAACCTGTGCTTGACTCATACCCACAATTTCACCGATTTCTCTTTGTCTCTTTCCTTGACGTATCTCTCGAAGTATTCTTTTGTCTTTCGGGGTTTGTTTTTCCTCGAACTCTTTTAGCATAATTCGAGTGATGATTTCATCTTCGCTCTGGCTTTCGTCTTCTATGACGTCGGCAAGAGTAAGTACGCTGTCTTCGGCGTCCCTGCCTATTACCATGTTCAGCGATACTTCGTGAGGATAGTATTTGCTCGTTTTTCGGATAAACATCAGCATTGCGTTCCGTATGCACATAGCCGCGTATGTACTGAATCGGACCCCCCTGCTTTCGTCAAAGGTGTCCGCCGCCTTGCATAGTCCGAGCATTCCCTCGGAGATGATGTCTTCCTTGTAGTTTTCCTTTATGGGACCATCACCGATTTTTCCGTACATATGGTAGACGAGCCGCATATTGTCCGTAATGAGCTTATCCCTTGTTGATGGCATTACTGATTTCCTCCGCTTTGTCTACGAGTTCCCAAGCAAGGAAGTCTTTTCCGAAATGTCCGCCAACTGCCGTCTGTGCATATACGGGTTTCTTAAGGTCGAGTTTCTCAATCGTTCCCGCCACCGAAAGATCAAAGACCTTTTCGATTGCTTTCTTGATAAGCACTTCGCTTACCGCGCCCGTATAAAATGTGTTAACGTCAATACTGGTCGGTTTAGGAACACCGATTGCATAAGACAATGCAACTTCACACTTCTCTGCGAGTTTCGATGCGACAACATTCTTAGCGATATATCTTGCAAGATACGCACCGCTTCTATCCACTTTGCTTGCATCTTTTCCGCTCATTGCTCCGCCGCCATGACGAGCAATACCACCATAGGTATCCACCATAAGTTTTCGCCCGGTCAGTCCCGTATCAGCAACAAACCCGCCGATTACGAATCGACCTGACGGATTGATGAGAATTTCGGTCTTCGTGATGTCGTATTCGCTGAAAACGGGTGCAATCACCTTTTCTTTAATCTCCGCCGTGAGTTCCGCAAGCGATTTGCTTTCTTCGTGCTGGGCGGACACTACGATAGACACAATGCGTGAGAACCTGTCTCCGTCATACTCGACCGACACCTGACTCTTTCCATCGGGTAAAAGTCCCGCTATAACACCGTTAATGCGACATTCGGTAAGTCTATCGGTCAATCGGTGAGCGAGTTCTACCGGGAGCGGCATATAATTTAAGGTTTCGCTTGACGCATAGCCGTAGACGATGCCTTGGTCTCCTGCGCCCTGTTCGTTCTTGCCGACCGCGCCCGCAATATCCGCGCTCTGCTTATGAATGCGAACTTCGTATTCGATGGCGTTTGCATCGTAGCCGACTTCGGCAATCACACATCTTGCAATGTATTCGTAGTCGACTTTCGCCTTGGTCGTGATCTCCCCGGCAATAAAGCATTTGTTATGGGCAAGCATTACTTCGCAAGCCACTCTGCTGTCTTCGTCCTGTTCCAGACACGCATCGAGAATGCTGTCCGCAATAAGGTCTGCAAGTTTGTCGGGGTGACCGCAAGTCACCGACTCTGCCGTATAGATATGTTTAATCATTTTCGTTCTCCTCTGATAAAAATAAAGCCTTGAAGATTGACTCCAAGACTTGAACCACTATTCCGTTGCCCGCTTGCCTGTATTGCTGCGTTCCGCTTATCTTTGCCGCAACGATTTTATCTATCTGTTCGTCTTTCCACCCCATAAGGCGAAGACACTCTCTCGGTGTGAGCTTGCGGATTCTCACATTCTCGGTGATCACCGCATTCCCGTCACCGCAAGTCAAGGTATGCGCTACTCCGTTACCCACTCGACCGCGCTTTGTCTTGCTGCCGGGATATGTAATGTTGACATAATCGCCGGGGTTGGCTTCTTCGTAGCCCTGCTTGGTTGCTACATTCACCTTGACGGGAGTTTCGAGTTTTAACACAGCAGAACTTCCGGACGGAGAGCTGCATTGCCCTGTAAGCGTTGGGGCAACATCCTTTATCTCGGTCTTGTTGTATGCCACGAACATTTCTGGAACATACCCTTTTTCTTCGATAAATTCGTTATATCTTCGGCTTACATAGTCCTGTTTGTCTTCTTCAATCACGAGATTGTCTTTTTGAACCGTGGTCAAAGCATTGCAAAGCCCTTTTTCGTTGATTTCAAGTCTCTGTTCGGTCGGCACTCCCGCCGTTCTGTCGGACGGATCTTCGGGGTTTCTTCCACGCATTGCTCCAACAACGGGAAGAATTGCTGTCTTGAACCCTTCCGGTCGAGTAGTAAGAGTCGGACACACACCGCTCTTGTTCACTTTCTTATTGAAAGCGTCTATAGTATCTCCTACTTCGCACTCGTTCTCTTTCAGCGTTTCGAATGCTTGCTTATAAAAGCGTTCTTTCGGCTCGACCGTGTCGATGATGATAGGAGTTTGACCGCCACCTTTGCCCATCGCCTCGGTGAGCGTTGGACTAATGCCGTCCGTTCTCGGCGTCTGGTGCTTTTGAAGTCCGCCAAGCACGAAGTCTTCGGCTATTTTCAGTTCGGTATTGCCGCCTTGCTGACAATGCACGGTTGGAGCGATACCGTCAGGTTCATACACACGCTTGCTGATATCGTGCATCTTATCCCATTTCTCGCCTACCACTTCTCCGACTTGGACACATTGCGGTCCGCGCCAATCTCTTGCAAGAAGTGTGTTTGCGAGCCCGTCACCGGGACGAATGCTATCTCTTCGGCTGTTAAATGTCGAACGAAGTATGCTCCGTATTGTGCTTTCCTTGAGATAGAACCTTTCATCGACCGTTTCATCAATCATATCTCGCAGACGAATAGTCAATTCCTTGGGTTTTGGAAACACAAAAGGCTTGTGCTCACCCCTGATAGATACGCAGAAAACCCGTTCTCGGTTCTGCGGAATGCCGTAGTCCTTGGCATTCAACACTTTCCAATAGTTTGTGTAGCCGAGTTCGGTGAGAAAATCGAGCCATTTATCGAAGTCTGCCTTGAACTTCTTGCTAACAAGGTTCTTGACGTTCTCAAGCAATAGGTATTTCGGAAGTGTTCCCTTTTCCGATGCAACACGCAATAACCGCTCGACTTCAAACAGCAATCCACTGCGAGTGCCTTCCTTAATGCCCGCGCCCTTGCCTGCGACCGATATGTCTTGGCACGGAAACGAATACGTCCAAAGGTCAGCGTCCGGGAGTTCTTCTATCTTGCGGATATCTCCGAGATTGTTGGTTTTGCCGTGCATTGTTTCATAACTTTGAATTGCATACTTGTCTATCTCGCTTATCGCCACGACTTTATGTGCAATGCCGATATTCGTTAATGCCTGCGTTTGCGAACCGATACCTGCGAACAGTTCAATCAGTCGCAACGGATTTTCGGCTGTGTATTCCGTCATGCTTTACCCCCTAATAGTTTTTCCATAATGTCATCGTTGGGGTTTGTTTCGTCCCACTTCGACAGTTTGCTTTCTCGTACCACGATGTAGATTTTGCTCCACACTTCGTTGGTTTGTTTGAGATACTGTTGCGCCATACCCACGAACGGGGACGGCATCGGCTTGCCGTTCTGGTCTTTTACGAGCAGCCCGTGCTTGGTGTTCATATCTTCGCATTCAAGCCATCTCGCTTTGCAAAATGCGTACTCTTCCAAGTTGTACGGCAGTATTCCCTGCGTACACCCGATGCTTTTCAGCCATGCGTACACGGTCTTGTATATCTCTTTTGCTTTGGCTGATAAATAAGAAGGCGGATCGCTCGGTAGTTCCAATCCGTTGTCGGTTGTGAAGTTCACGACTTCTATCGGACGCTTGCCGGGATTGCCTTCCAGTATCTTTTGCGTGACCGCTTTCTTCGGTCTTCCCGCGCCCGGTCTTGCTCCGCCGCTTGCCATACTGCCTCCCTTTTGAATATTTTGATTTTTGCTCTGTTTTTTTGATTGTTTTGATTTCCCGCGAAATCAAAAAGGACGGCGAGCCGTCCTTCAATACTTCGTATTGGTTTTGATTTCTTTGATTTTTCCGTTTGATTTTTGATTTCGCGTTTTTTTGCGTTGGACTGCGGCCCCGCTCTTAGGGTGGAAATCGTCAGATTTTCGATGTCCCCCTCCCTCATAAAGTGGCATTTTGCTTTCGTTAGCACATATTTTACACTTCTATTGCACATAATTCTATTGACAAATCGTTTTTGTTTTAGTATAATAGTAATAGAAAAACTAATTGGAGGTGTTTTTATGGCTAACGTTAATGTCACAATTCGTATGGATGAAAACCTTAAGAAACAAGCGGAAGAACTGTTTTCTGATTTCGGCCTTTCTTTTAACGCCGCAATGGTTATGTTTACGAAACAATCTATTCGTGAGCAACGTATTCCTTTTGAAATCACACGCAATACGATTTCAATGGCTTCTAACGATGCGGTTTCTTCCGTGTCCAAGCAACTTATTGACCAGAATATAGTGGCATATAAGGAGCTTGCAAAATGATTTGGCTCTCTAAAGATCAAGTTTTATACTTGCACAGCGAACTTATTAAAGCAACTGGTGGTTTGGACGGATTGCGTGATGACAACCTTTTACAATCAGCTCTGCTTTCGCCTATGCAGACGTATAATTCTGTAGAGTTGTTTCCGTCATTGATTGATAAAGCGGTTCGCTTGGCTTGCGGTCTTACGCAAAATCACCCTTTTATTGACGGTAATAAACGCATCGGTGCACACGCAATGCTTGTAACGCTGAAATTAAACGGAATTTCCCTATCTTATACTCAACAAGAATTATCTTCCGTTTTCTTGAAGTTAGCGTCGGGCGAAATCGCTTACGAAGAATTAAAAGTTTGGGTTCAGTCACACATAGACAGCGAGGAGACTTAATAGTCCCTCGCTTTTCTTTTCCACCTTGAGCCTTCCTCGGCGCTCTTACGTGAGTGACACGACCAGCAAAGGCTTTGCAGATTGCTCGGTGCAAACTTATCTCCGCCTTGCTTGATGGAAACGATATGGTCTACCATTGTCGCTCTCGTTCTTTTTCCCTCTTTCAGACACTCTTCACAAAACGGGTGCTGATTGAGTTGCTGCTTTCTTGCGTGCAACCATTCGGGTGTCTTGTAAAAGTTCTTCGTGAAGTTATCTCGTCCGTACTCGTTGTATTGCTTGTCTACGAGTTTCTTGTGTTCTTCACAGTATTGCCCGTCCACGAGCTTGGGACAGCCGGGATAACTACATGGTCGTTTTGGTTTTCTTGGCATATTTATCTCCTGCCTACACTCTTATTATATCTGCCGTTTGTCGCGTTTTGGCGGTTTTTGGCTCGGTCGTGTCGCTTTTTATAACTCGGCTAAACAGTCGCTTATAATGGCTATCGCTTTATCTCTTCTTCTGGCGATTGCATCTCGTCCCAAGAAGAACCGCTTGCTCATCTCTCGCAATGACATCTTTTGCAGATAATATTTGCGGATGATCTCGTCCAGTCCGTTAGGAAGTCCTGCAATACAGTCTTCAATCGCCGTGATACATACAAGAGTTCTATCTTCGGTCAATCCTTGTTTTTTCTTGTATTCCGCTATGGCTTTCTTGGCCGTATAGTTCTCCAAGTATTCCTTGATTTCAGTCGTTGTCATTGCAGTAGTCCTCCATTTCCTTTCGTCTTTTTTCTTCTCTTACACGCTCGTCCCAAACCCAATCGCCATTTTCATTGGGGTCGATCTTGCTTTTTAGCCAACTTCGTATCTGTCCGCAGTCTTCCAAGTTTTCGTTCCAATCGTCTTCGAAACAGACTCCGCACAAATCCCACATTTGCATCGTTCCGAACTTTTGCCCCTTATAAAAGAACAGCAAAAGCATTTTATCGGCGGTTTCGTCATAGTACTTCCACTTGTAGTAATATCCCCAAAGTGTGCGACCGCCGTCATATCGGGTTTCTATGTAATTTTCGCAAGCCTCTTTTATGTCGGCTTTCGGCATCGGCAGTCCGAGTATTACCTCGTAATCGAATTCCGCCTCTTCCGTTATCACCACTTTGTTGATGTCTGCCATACTACTCCTTTTCAAACGCTTGAATTATCGCTTTTACCTCGCCTACGCTTTTTACGACTACCGCATATCCGCCCGCCTTCAATATCTGCCGAATCGTCTGCTGTTGCAGTGCCGTTGCCGTGTTTTTACCTACCTTGCATTCCAGACCTATAAATCTGCCCTTATAACAGACTATCAAATCCGGAATTCCCGCCGTTCCGTACATACCGCCGTGTTCCTTCCAAAAGAACAAGTTTGGAACTGTTTTCAAATAATTGCTTATCGCTTTTATCAGGTCGCTTTCCTTCACTTTTTTCGCTCCTATATAAAACTACCTGTCACAACCGTCACACCTGTCACTAAATGACACTTTACCAGTGTGACAGTAACCCCTCTATTAGAAATCTCGTTTTTGTGACGGTTGTGACGGTTGTGACGGAGTGACAGTAGTGACGGATAGTGTTGTGTGAGAACTGTTTTCCTGTCACTTGCCGTCACTTTGCCGTCATTACCCGTCATTCTTATCAGGTCGAAATCGACCAGTTTAGCCGTATTAGTCTTCCGATTCATCGAATATCGCCCGTTGATATGTCGGTTTATAAGCCTGTCTTTTACCGAAATAATGTACTCTGCTCGAACCGCTCCGTTTCATCGAGTGTTCGATGCCGTCATAGTAGAGCTGCGTTTCAATGCTCGTTATCTCTTTGCCAAGTGCCGCCGTTGAGTAAATGCACGGACTTCCCGTCACATCGTACACAGCCTTGATTAAGTCGGTTGCAGTGCCTTTCCAACCCATCGGATACTGTTTTAAGAGGTCTTTGACCGTTTTCACGATAGGATTGTTCTCGTACTCGCGCTTTTTGCGTTTCCGCTCTTCTTCCTCTGCCGTTCCGACCATATCCCATCGATACTTTGTTTCATCGAAATGCACCACGACGTCTTGCTGCCGAATATCTCGTCCCGTCATAAACAGCACGGCATTTTCGTCTTGCCGCTTTTTCTTGTAGATGATGAATATCGTGTCGCATACACCCATGATGCCGTTCGAACCCGAAATCATATTGAATACGTCATTTTCGTCCGCCATCTTTCGCAAATGGTGAATGAGAAAAATGCAAATCCGCTTGTTGTCGGCATACTCTTTCAATGCTCCGAGTTCTCGATAATCCGTTGCGTAGGCGATTTCGTCTTTCTTTGCCGAACCCCTTACTTTTTGTAAGGTATCGATGATAATCAGTTTAATGTCCGGGTGTTCTTCGAACTCTTCGTCCAACTGCTTGATAAGACCGCCGTCCAAGCCGTTCGCCTTGATGGACAAGTAGAAATTGCTCGGTGCTTTCCCGCCGTCAAGCACTTTGTTGAGTCGGTCTTTCAGACGGAAAATACCGTCTTCGAGAGCGAGATACAAACACCCTGCCTGATTGCTTGCATAGTCCAAGAACTCTTTCCCACGGCTTATCGCCAAGCACATCTGCATCGCCATCCAAGACTTTCCGACCTTGGACGAAGCACACAATATCGCCAAGCCTTGCGGCAACACATCCGGGATTAACCATTCTGGCGGATCAATTTTTGCCGTTTGCAGGTCGCTTGCCGTGATGCTTGCAACACCGCGTTTATAGACTTTCCGAACTTCTCTCTTTGCCACCGCCACCGCTGCTTTTAGTTCTTCGGGGTTAGACATCAAAAGTTCGTTAGGGTCTTTCTTGCTCCCAGCAACGTTGAATACTATGTATGGAATCTTCGCCGCTTGGAGTTCTTTTTCAAGTGACGCGGATGCCTTTTGCCCCGGCTCGTCATTATCCAAGCACAGCACAAGCGGAGCGTTCGGCTTTTTCGACTTTACCTCTTTGACGAGTTTGTTTGCCCCGCCAACACCGCAGAGCGACACCGAGACGCCGCCGCATTGCATAATAGACAAGGCACAAAGCGGACTCTCCACGATAAAGACGGGCTCTTTGCTCGCTCCCCACAACGCTTTGCGATTGAACAGCGGTTCTGCTCCCGCCTCTTCGTTTGTAGGCTTATAAAACTTCTTGTCCGCTATGCTCCGAGTCTGATAGTATCGTAGTTCCGATGAGTACGGCAACACGATTGCGTTTCTCTTCGCGTCATACCCAAGGCAGTATTTCTTTATCGTTTCTTTGGTCAGACCGCGCTTTTGAAAATAATCGGTCTTGTCCGTGTCTTTGATGCACGCTTTTAGGTAGTCCTTGATGCTCGTCCGCTTGGTGCAATCGTCCACGTCGATATGGAACATCTCGGCAAGAAGTTTCGCCGCCTCTAACGGCTCTACTTCTTTCATCTTTGACGCAAAGGTTATGACGTCACCCGTTTCACCGCAGCCAAAGCAAGTGAAGATATTGTTCTTGCGGTCAATCGAAAACGACGGAGTTTTTTCCCTATGAAACGGACACAGACCTTTATCTCTGCTATTCAACTTGATGCCGAATGCTTCTACCGCATCGGCTATTTTAACTTGGTCCTTGACCTTCTCGAAAATATCCGTCATTGTTCCTCCGTTTCGGGTTTCCGGGCGGCGGACTTTTACCGCCACCCGTTGCCCGTTTGTTTTTATTCTTCGTCAAGCGCCGTAACCTTGGTTGCCATTGCTTTGACCTGCTCCGACAAAGGAAGAACGTTTTTAAGTTCCTCTTCGGTCAGGTTACGGTCTACTGCGAACACCGCCTGCGAGTAGTTGATACCGCCGCTGTTCTGTGCCTTTTTCAGCGTGAATTTCGTGACCACGCTCACGGTTTTCTTTCCTTTGGAAAGAAGTCGCATTACGTACTTACTGAATTCGGCAAGACTGCCCGTCGGGAGCGAGAGAATAATCGGCAGAGCCTCGCCTTCACGAAGAAGGTAGATTCTTCTCTTCTGCTTGCACGCTTTTGCCCCGTTCTTGCCGCTGCCGAACTTATTGAACTCACAGTCGGCGCACTGCCTGATTTCTCCGCTTTCCGCCTCGATACCGATGCGTCCGTCCATCGAACCGCAGTCAGGCGGATTGTTGCCGCCCGTGTACTCTTCCTTGTAGTAGCACGAGATGGGATGATGATACAAAATCACCGCCTTGAACTCTTTTGCCGAGTCGGGACTTTCGGGATCGTCACCCGGTACTTCGTAGGCAAGACCTCCGCCTGCCGGGATTTTGATTCTCTCGAACGAGGGAGTCAGTCCGTCAAGTTCCTCTGCGAAGATCTCGCCAAGGTTTGCGCTTGCACCAAAGGTAAGTGCCGTTTCTTCTTTCTTTACGATTTCGTTTGCCATTGTTGTTTCGTCTCCTTAAATTAATATTTTTTAGATTTGGCAACGCGGATACTGTTCTTCTCCGCAATTTTTATGAGCCCGTCCAACCATTCCGGGAGTACACCCTCATTCGCCGCAATAAGTTCCTTGACCGTTGCCGAAAGGGTTTGGCTGTTGATAGTGAACAAATCTTCGAAGCCGTTTTTCTTCATGACTTCCCATAGTTCGCCTTTCCTTTCGGGTTCTGGTGCCGGGTACTCTTGCGTGACGAGCGAGAACGTCGTTCCGTTACGATTGAACGAAGTCAACTCTTCCGTGGTCATCAAGTCGATCATTTCGGTTGTTACCCCGTCAATCTCTTCATTGATGCCCTTGACCTCTCTTTCGAGGTCGCTCTTTTGCGTCCGCAGTTCCTTGAGTCTGTCGGACAGTTCCAGTAGTTTCGTATTCATCTGATACCTCCTGTTTAGTTTGATTGCTTTTTCAAGCGGAATACCTTTCTTCAATCGAGACGCGACCGTGCTGCGAGATACCCCGTATATCCTGCAAATTTCCGCAAACGTGAACACTTTCCCGTACAGCACATATCGTTTCGTTCGGCTCGTGTTGCTGTTCTGCCTGTGTTTAGGTATCCATTTACAGTTATTCGGGCAATAATCTCCGCCGTTGTCGATACGCTCTATCGTCAAGCCGTCTTTGTATCCGTGCGACATTGCCCAGTAGAAGAACGTCTCAAAGTCTTCCCACTCGGCACACACGCTCACGCCCTTTGCGCCGTAATACTTGAAGTCTTTGCTCTTCGGGTTGGTACATCGCTGTTTCATATTCGCCCATATTCGATGCAGCCGCAGTTCTCCGTTCGGCATCGCCTTTTGCATCTTGCGGTAACATCCGCACGACATCGTGTGTCCGTTGACAAGGTCCGTTCCCCTCACAACCGCCGTTCCGCCACACTCGCACTTGCACGCCCACATCAAAGCCGTGTTCTTTCCGTGCGGTGGCAATGGCTCTAACGCCGTCAGCCTTCCGAACTGTTTGCCAGTCAAATCCTTAAACTTTCCCATGCAGTAACGTCCTCCAGTTATCTACCATCAGTTTCGCAATATCGCCTTTGTGCTTTAATGCGTTCATTATCTTTTCATCCACCGTGTTCTTCGCCACGAGATGAATGTATAGACACTTTTCTTTCTGCCCGATTCGGTGAATTCTTGCTCGGCTTTGCTCATAGTTCGCGTAAGAGAAGTCCAACGAATAGAACACAGCCACGCTTGCGGCAGTCAATGTCAGCCCCATTCCCGTGGTTTGCAGTTGTCCCACAAACACTTTTACATCCGGGTTCTCTTGGAAGTCTTTGACTTGCTCCGCTCTGTCCTTCGTTGCGCCGTAAATCAACCTATAGCCCAACTTTTTCTTTTCGAGCATTGCTTTTATGGCTTCGATTTCCGGGACGAACCTTGCGAACACGACTACCTTTTTGTCTTCTTCCACGCAACTATCGATAATATCTTCGAGAGCCTCTATCTTTGCCGTACTTACTGTCTGTGGTTTGGCGGTTGCATCGTCACGAATAAACCCGCCCGTGCATTGCGACAGTCTTAAAAGCTGCGTCAGAATGTTCCTTGCGGTCACTTCCGTATCGGCGGAGAGTTGTGCGTAGCAGTCCTCTTCTATCATCCGATACACCGCCTCGGCTTTCGGTTCGAGTTTTATCGTCCTCACTTCGTCTATGAACGGCGGCAAGTCGACCGCGTCCTGTATCTTGATTCGAAACGCTATCTTATGTACCTTTTCCACGAGTTCCGGGAGATGATTGTATCCTACGATTTGGTGGTTCTGGTAACCGCCCATCACGGCATAGCGGTTGCGGAATAAATAGTAGGACGGTCCGAGTATCTCTTCGTCCAAGAACTTATACTGCGAGAAGAAGTCCAAAGGATTGTTCGTGACGGGAGTTCCCGTGAGTATGACGTTGAATTTTGTCTTCTTGCCGAGTTTATGTAGTGCCTTGGACTGCGCCGTGGTCGGGTTCTTAATCTTGGACGATTCATCGCAGACAATCATGTCTGGATTCCACTTTCCTATCTCCGTTTCGAGCCTCCAAGCCGATTCGTAGTTCACGACTATGACCTGCAATGCCGAGCCGTTCATGTATCCAAACGCCGCTTTCTTCTTGGCTATCGAGCCGTCCAAAATAGTTAGCGCATACCGATAATCCGCAAACTTTTGGAACTCTTCTTCCCACACACCGACTATGGACTTCGGTGACACAACAAGCACTTTACCGATACGCTTTTGACCGTTTAACGCACCTATTAGCGCAATAGTCGTGATTGTCTTGCCCGTTCCCATATCCATTAGGAACGCTACCGCCTTGCCCGTGTCAAACTGTTTTAGCGCGAAGTTATATGCCTTTACTTGGTGGCTATAAAGGCTGCCCTTTATCGGCGGTTTTATGGTCGGTTCGGCATTTCCTTTGGTATCCGTTTCGTCTGCCGTCAAAGCCTGTAGTTCTTCGTCAAGCGTTGCTCCGAGCAGTCCGAGCGTTGCCACATTTTCTTTCGTGAGTGGGACTACCCAACATTTATCGTCCGCATCGTAGAACCTGTCCTGCATATCCTTGATGCTCCCGCGATATGCGAATGAATCGTATATTCGTATCGTTTCGTTAGAGCGGACAGCGTACATTCATTCCCTCCCAGTCGATAACCTTGACCATCTTCTCCGCGCCGAATGAGTTTATCATTCGTTCGCTTTGCTCGTAATTGAACGGAAGACCGCCGAGCAGTATTGCCGTTAGTTCCGCTTTACTGATTCCGAACTCGATACAGAACAGCGACAGACTTCCGCATTCTTTCTTCACCATTCGGACGAATGGTTGTATATGTACTTTCATGACCTACCTCTTTTTGGCTCGCCGAATGTTTGGAGAATTCCTTTCATCGTTTCAAGTTCTTCTCCCGTGAGCCCTTCTGTTAATTTTTCAAGGAGCGCAGTTTGCTTTTCGGAAAAGTATTTCATTCCAAGACGGTATCCGTCGGTTATGTAAATGCCACCGCCATTCCCTTGAACCGTGTATACCGGGTAAGACAACGAAAGATACTCTATGTCGTATTTAATTGTTCGTTTGCTGACGCCGAATTCGTTTGCGAGATTCTCTACCGTGTCAGATCTGCGCCGGCACAACACTTCGAGAATTTCCATTCTTCTTTCCATAGAACTCACGTTGTCTCACCTCCCTTGCTCTTGATGGCTGTATTTTATCTGGCGAAGGGGCAAGGTTTTTGCACCTTCAAAAAAGTTTTTTCATTTTTTTCGATAGTTTTTTGGAATAAAAAAAGCCACCGACTAACTACTCTCCTATTCGGATTTCGTTAATCGGTGGCCTCTCAATACTGGTTTAACCTACCGCTTTAATGCAATTTGGTTGTCTTGGTTTTACATTGTCCCTGTTTCAGACCGACCAAGTTCCTTTCGCAAGTTTATTTAGTTAGAGCGTAACAGTTCTTGACCTTGCGGTGCGAACACATCCACTTGGACGTGACGTCTGCTGATTAGTTTTGAAACCGTTACCGTGCCGCAGTGCGGACACTTTATTCGTATAAGACCGTCTTCGCCTTGAAAGCCTACTATAATGTTTCGGCAGTTCAGGCACACCCATTTTATAGGGACATCGCCATCTTTAAAGTGCATAGTTGTTATATTGCCTCCTCTCTCCCTTTGATACTTCGGTTCTGGATTTTTTCTACTGCTATTGTGCGGTCGGGACTTCCTACACAGAAGTAGAAAAGCCGCTGTATCCTTCGTATACACACTCATCGGAACGGGGCTGTGTCCGTTGAGCTTAACGATTATTTAAGGCTGCGACAAGCGTTCGGCTATCATAGATAGGTATCCGTTTCGGCTTTTTGAATTGCGGAATCTCAATTTCATTTCCGCATTTGTCGCAGATAAATCTCCCCTCAGTTTCTTCAAGGTACATATCCTTGTTAAGTTTGCCGCATATCGGGCATTTTGCATCATACGTCATGGCAGTTCCACTCTCGTTGTTTCTTCGATTATTTCATCGCCGTCTTTGTATCGCACGATCTCGTCAAAGTCTCCGTTTTTATCAAACGTCCATATCATGTGCGCTCTGCACTTCGGACAATCAAGGCTGACGGGGACATCGACTTCGTACTCGATATCAAGCCTTTGACCGCATCGACCGCAATGTTTTTGAGTTCTCATGTTATCCTCCTCTTTTAACTTTCTAAATTTTTGATTACTTTGGTTGCTACGCCTTGTATCTTGCACTCTTCTACTTCGATGTCTTTCATTCGCTTGTTCTCCGGGTGCAAAATAATCCTGCGGTTCGCTAAATCCGGGCGATAGCGCTTGAGCGTCACTTCATTGTCTACGAGTGCGACTACGATGTCGTTATAGTTCGCCGTTTCCTGTTGTCTGACAAGCACAAGGTCTCCGTCATGAATTCCTGCGTCTATCATCGAGTTTCCGCAAGCTGTCAGTAGGAAACACTTCTTCGCATTTCCCACAAACGATGCCGGGAGTCTGACATATCCGTCTATACACTCATACTCTTCCGATAATGGTCCGCAAGGCACGTATCCGAGTCTTGGCACGGCAACAACGTTCGTTTCGGTCGCTCGCGTCACTTCGGTTTCGTATCCGTCTTCCCCTATCTCCAAGAGTCCTTGCTCTTTTAGATAGTCGATGTATATCGTTACGTTGCTCTTACTGCAACCGACGTTCTCCGCTATACACCTGATGGACGGGCTTGTCCCGTACTGACCGTAATACTCTTCAATAAAGTGTTTAATTTTGTTCGTCAAGTCTGGTTTCTTCGTTTGCATTCGTGATGGCCCTCACTTTTTCAATAACGGACGCTCCGTCCGTTTTTGACACCTTTATTATATCCATTTTCACTTCCACTGTCAAGAGTCTGAAAGGTATAAAAATAGGGGTGTGCAAGAACATGCACACCCCACTAAAATATTTGTCATGATTTACTTAATCTATGATATTTTCGGTAGCAAATAGCGGACTATTGAAGAACTCCACGATTTCAATGCCTAACCCTTGGCATAACTCAAAAAGAACGCGGACATTGACCGCCACATTGCGTTTGTGTTTGATATCCCCTATCGTTGTTTGATTCACGCCCGTAAGCATTGAAAGGCGGTATGCGGTCAAATGCTTTTCTTCCATCAGTTCCGTCAATCTCGCTGACAGGGCTTCTGCTATTGTCATGACTGCTCCTCCTTTTACTAAACTTTGGCTATGCATTTAGTATAAACTTTTTCTTTTGGAAAATACTGTGCGTAAGTTTAGTATTGCTTGATTTTCGCCCAGTATTTTGGTATAATCATTTATGAGAGGAGCGAATTATGAAGACTGTGTGCGTTACCGGGCATCGGCCCGCAAAGTTACCTTGGGGTTATAAAAAAGAAGGACCCGATTACGATGAGTATATCGAGTCCCTTGCTTGTACTATTGCTGATTATCTTGAAAACGGCTACGACCACTTTATTTCCGGAATGGCTCTCGGCGTCGATATGGACTTTGCCGAAACTGTCATTCAATTTAGGGAGCATTACGACCTTGACGTCAAGTTGGAGTGCGCTATCCCCTGCCCGAATCAGACCTTGAAATGGTCTCCCGCCGAAACGGCGCGATACAAGACTATCCTTGATAAAGCCGACAAGGTCACATTGGTCAATGACCACTATTTCCGAGCTTGTATGCTTGTACGGAACGATTATATGGTAGATCACTCCGACTTGGTGCTTGCCATCTGGAACGGCGAAGAAAGTGGCGGTACGTGGCACACGATTCAGTATGCAAAAGCCAAAGGAAAAACGGTCGATATCATAAAAGTTGACCGAAAATACAGATAACGCGCTATCTGGGATTTCCCAAACAGCGCGTTACTTTTTATCCGCAAATTGCCTCATTTATTGATTTGTAATTCCAGTACTCTTTCCCATTGTCTCCTCGATAATACATCGGTAAATGCGTTCCCATATATCGAATAGCTTCGGGGCATTTTGACCTATCTACTGTTAAGTAATTATATAGTACAACTATTTTTATTCCTGCGTCCTTTGCTTTTTCGCATTCGTATTCTATAAAGCTTCTATTGTCTATTGCATTATTGTGCCTGCATGATGGAGAAGAATAGTAAAAAGTTCTATATTCCGGACAGTAGGCACATTGTCCCGCTCGAACAATATTTGTATTAGCCCCAACAACTAACACAAAAGTTTTTGAGATATCCAATCTTTCCTTTAACGACCTCTTTATAGAACAATTTAGGCTGCTATCCCTTGCTTGCGTAACCGAATGTGCATCAACAAAATCTAAAGTATACCATCTGCTCTCTTTCCATTCATATAACTTTTGAATTGCAACTTTATCGCCATCCCAATCTCCGGCTATGTATGTTTTTGTTCGATATACTCCGTAACTACTCATTATAGGTTTCCTCCTTTAGTTTATATAGATTAATTTTATCTTTTCGACTTTCCGCCAAAACTATATTCATCGTAGATGGATATGTAAATTTTACTTTGCTAATCTTCAATGTCCATATTATTATTTCAAGCAACTCTTGGTCAGAAATTTCACAATCCTTAAACCGTGTTATTCCGCTTCCTAATAACGGAATGGAAACCGTTTTCCCACCATAAAAAGCATCAATTTCACTCCACATCTTCATTAGGCAAGCGGTATACTGTTGCAAAGTCAAATTTGCTTTGTACTGGTCATCAAATTTGGAAAATGCAAGTAAAAAAAATTCTCCATTTTTACAAATAGTTCCCAACTTAAACTGTCTTTTCTTGCCATAGACTTTATTTAGATTCACAAATGTATTCATTTCCCCTATATGAGCATCTTTGGCAATTAGTTTATTCAAGACATTTATATCTTGAACGTAATTTTTGATATATTGCCCATTGATTGAATTTTCAGAAATTAGCCGATCGTCAACAATTGTGTCGAAATACTCATTAAATGCTATGACTTTATATCCTTTCTGAGCAAAAATATCTCCATAAAAAACATTGACAGTCGAATTGTTGATTTTTAAAGAAACCTTCGCTTTTTCATTGGCCATAAGCCAAAGAATAACAAAAAGTGCTACCAATACCACTAAGTAGTCTATTCCAATAATCCACTTGGTTTTTTGGTTAAAATCAACAAAGGCAAGAATCAAAGATACTGGGACGGATGTTCCCGATACCCACTTGAAATAATTTTTCCATAGTTTCTTATCACTTATTTTTACCTTCATTTGTACTCCACCAATATCTACAATGAGTTATGTTGTGTCGCAAAACTAAAAAGACAATTCTTCTCCAAAATAATCGGAATAATTATGTATTAGTTTTGTTTTCCACTCATCGGCCTTCTCCTTGCCTCTATAAAGGCTCTGTGTTCCATAAATAGCGCATAAAAACTCCTCTTTAGTATTAAAAGAAGAAGGTTGTCCATACTTAAAACGCGAATTTGGTCGAATGTTATATATCACATCTCTTTTTACTTGAGTATTTAACGGAAAACGTTTGCTTGTTCCTGCTAATTCCCATATCTTTTTTAACCATATTTCTTTTATGGTAATCGTTCCCTCTGCGTCCATCGAATAACCAAACACTAAATAATCAGCAAACAATCTATATGGCTTTTCTGCCACCGAAGAAACATATGACTCATAATTTGCAATATCAAATGCTGGAGTTGCATTATAGTTGAATGCCTTTACCTCTAACATGTGTCCATTTCTATCTTCTTGCGAAAGAAAAAAGTCTGGAAACTCTTGCGTATTCACAGGTTCGGCATGATAAAAATCATTATTTATCATCCACTGTTTCAGCCAACTTTGAATGCTATTTCCCACCGTATCGGTTGTATCGATGGTAACGGAGGTTTCCCCCAAGGTAAATACAATCTTACCCGGCTTCCCGATTATTGTTTTCTTAAGAATATTGAATAATTCCTCTGCTGTTTTTGTTATCACTTTTTCTCCAAAGATGAAAAGAGCTCTTTTATGCACTCCTTTCTATATGTATTTATTTTCTTTCTTCGATTAAATTTACAATCAATCTCAGTGCGACGGCTTCTATTACTGGTACAACAACGGTATTTCCTAATAAGTCAAATGCTTGAGCCAACCCTTTTCCGTTATTATCAAACATATCTAACTTATAGGTATCTGGATATCCAAACATTCGCAAGCCTTCTCTTACGGTTAGCCGCCTTATCCCTTCGCCATCAACAACCCCAAGTTTACTTACGTCCATCGCTACTAAAGTTGGTGCAACATCGTCATTGTCTAAAATTTTCGTGAATTCGTAACTCAACTTACCTGCTACGATATTGTATCCTTTTTCCTTGGTTTCATCTTGCTCTCGTTGATCAATGACCCCCCCATTTATTTCAACTTTTACTAATTTTTTAGGATGTTCCATAACCAAATACCCTTTTGACACTAAATCATCAAGCATTTGTTTTAGATTTGGCTTAT